AGGAATCGGCCCAGCGGTCGGCACTGTTGCAGGCCCTTCTCGGTTCCGGCCGCGCTCGGTTCGACGCCTTCATGGCTGAGCCGGATTCCGAATGACCACCGCTAACCCCACCAACCACCAACCCAACCAAGGAAGCCAATGACACCCGAAACAACCGAACTCTTCGCCGCGTTCTGCCGCGCCTTCATCGCCGACCTTGACCGACCGGCGCAGCAAATGCAACTCCCGATCGTCGCGCCGCCCGACGAGGCTGAGGCGCCCATCGCCGCTGAGCCTGAGATCGTGGCGAAGCGGCGGCGGGCGCTCCCCCGCTTGTGGTCTAACCGCCCCCACATCGTTCGCGCCGACGGACAAACCGCCGCGCTGTACGCCAGCAACGAGTATGTCGCAATTGCCCGCAAGACCTACAAGGCGGCCGAATACGGCAAATCGCCGCCGTGTGTGTGGTTGACGGAGGCTGAGTCCAAAGCCGTGTCCGCCATCGCCACCTATCGCGGACAAACGGCCGGCCGAACAAAGGCGCGGACGCCGCCCACTACTCCCATCGGAGCCAAGTAGCCATGACCACCGATAGGCGACCCACCACCGCCCAACTCATCCACGCTGCCGCGATGCTGGTCGAAACCTCCTCGGAGATGACGGCCGACGAGTTCGCGGAGCGCCTGGAGGCGTTCATTGACGAATCGGAAAGCAAGATTGCCGCCCTGCGCGCGATCTTCAAGGCCGCCGAGGGCCGAGAGGCCACATGCAAGGCGGAGGCGGCGCTGTACACCACCGCAGGCAAGGCGCACGCCACGACAGCCGAGCGCGTCAAGGGGCGCGCCCTGGCGCTCATGGAGGCCGCGGAACACGCGGGGGAGACTCTGACCGGCGCGCGACTCCAACCCAACAGCGCCGCACCGCTGCTCTACGCCCCCGACTTCGACGCGACCGCGCTGCCCTTCGACATGCAGCGCGTCAAGGTGGAGCCCAACTCGGCCGCCATCGCGGCGGCGTTGGAGCGTGGGGAGGTTGTGCCCGGCGTCACGATGGGCGTGCGCGGTCGCCATCTGCGCTGGACTGAAAGCAAGTAATCGGCGGACCTCCATCGGAATAGGCGCACCCCCGACACCAAGCCGGACTCCCACCGCCGGGTCAGAAGGGAATCCAGCACCGCCTCGCCACAGCCCTTGACGTACCGACCCAGTTTGATGGGGAGGATGGGCGCCCAACCAACCACCACGAAGCCGGGGAGCGATCCTCGGCTTTCGTCGTTTCACCCCAGCCCTACCCCCGCCGCCCTCAACCCCGCGTCACAAGCCGCCTTGACCGCCTCCAGGGCGCCGCGCACCTTGGGGGCGTCTCCACACCCGCGAGGCCAGCCCACGACCTCCCAGCGCCCGCCGTAGCACCGCACCCGCACCTCCGGCGTCTTGCGTCCCGGCTTCGCGCGTGCCCACCCGCCGCCGTACCACATGCCCTCCGCCCACGCCCACGGCCCGAGGGTGAGCCACGGTGGTGGAGCGGGGCGAGGACGGTTGCGGCGTTCGGTCCACCTGGCGCGCAACTCCAGCAGGATGATCCCGTCCCGCGCACGAGGCTGGCGGGCGATGGCGCGGAGCTCTTGCCAGTCGGCGAGCCAGCGGCGGTCCAGAACGGCCTCGATGTTGGGGCGTAGTTCTGAGCCACCGCGGCCGGGGGTCACCCCGCCCTCCGCATCCGAATCGCGCCCCACGTCGTCCCAGAACCCTCGCCAAACCGCCGCACCTGCCCAAGATCGCGAAGGTCGCTCAGTCGCGCCTTGGCAGTCGTGGGCACCATCTGAAACGCCCGCGCGACCTGGCGCGTGGTCAGCGGTACATCGGCGTGGCGCAACAGGTCGAGGATATCGCCCGACGCCGTCCACGCCTTAGCCTCGGCGCGGAGCTGGGTCAGGGCGGCCTCGACCATGCGGACGGCTTCGAGCGGGCACTTCTCTTGGGCGGCGCGGAGGAGGAGGGGGCGGGGGTTCACTTCGCGTCGTCCATCAACTCGCCCAACTCCGTCGTCCGCGAGCGTGCGTAGCGGTCGCGCTGGGGTGACGTGTCGCCGATGGCTCCGTGAGCGGCGGCACCGAATAGCGACACCTGGTCGGGGTTCGGACCCTCGCCGACCGTCGCCATGTTCTTGACCGCCTGACGGTAGTAGCTCGGCTTGAGCTCGACGCCGTACCCTCGCCGCCCGTTCTTGACGGCGCCCCAGACCTCGGAGCCTACCCCCATGAACGGCGTCAGGACCGTGTCGTTTGGATTCGACCACAGGACGATGGCCCGGTCGATCACGTCAAGCTGCAACGGGTGGACGTGCTTCTCGTCCTCTTCGTCGCGTGAGGCCGTGAACGGGAGCACGCGGCCGATGCGAACATCATCCCAGAACGCGCTCGCGTACTGGCGCCATATCCAGTGTGAGTATCGGTTCTCGATCTGGTTGCCGACATGGTTGCGAAACGGGAGGAGTTCGGCGGGAATCTCACGCTCGCCAGCGTACTCGCTCAGTCCGGTCGGGTGGGTGATCGGCTCCGGGTTCTGGCCTCGCTTGCGGAAGATGAGCAGGTAGTCGGCCGACGCGCACGAACAGCGCGACGAGTCGTCTACCACAGACTTGTGGGCCAGGTCCTTCCTCATCGTCCGGTTGCGGACGCCCAGCGGCTCCTTCCACACCGAGTAGCGCGCGACGTAAATCCACCCCTCCTTCTGGTGCGCCCGGATCACGTCGCCGGAGAAGTCGATCAGGTGGTCGCCGCCCGAGTTGCCCGATGGCACGTCGGCAACATGAACCGCCGACATCCGACCCGGCATCGTGACCCGGTAGAGCTCCCGGATGACGTGGCCGTAGTGGTCGAAGAACTGGTCGTAGTCTGCACAGTTCGACAGGTCGCGCTCGTTGGAGCTGTAGCAGTAGAGCCCGCCGAACGGTGGGGAGTACACCGTTAGGCCCACCTTGTTGGCTGGGAGGGACTGCATGACTTCCACACAATCCCCGTTGAAGATGGCGTAGCGGTCGGTGAGGAGTTGTTCGGTCACAGCCATGAGGGCACCTGAGTGGGTTGGTTGAAGGTTCGGATAGTTGAGATTCCCTGAGCGCGGTTCATCTCCGCGACCAGCTTGGCGAACATGATGTCAGCGGCGGCGCTCTTGCGTTGGATGCTGGCGAGCACTCCGGCCTCGCCTTCGGAAGTCACCATGTCCACGAGGACCGGCGACTTCTGGCCGAAGCGCCAGCACCGGCGGATGCCCTGGTAGGTCTGCTCGTAGGAGTGCGAGGGGAACATGGTCACATGCGCGCAGTGTTGAAAGTTGAGGCCCCACGCCCCGATGCTGGGCTTGGTGATGAGCACCCGGATGTCACCGCGGACGAAGCCGAGAAACGCCTCTTCTTTCGCTTCGTCGGAGTCGGAGCCGGCGATCTGCACGGCGTCGGGGATTAGGCGCTCCAACAGATCGCCCTCTGCATTGAGGTGGCACCACGAGAGCGCGGGCTTGCCGGTGCCGTTGACAAGCGCCGCGACCTTCTCACACCGCTCCGTGATGGTGCGACGGCGCTCCTCCCGCTGCTCATCGAGGCCAATGGCGGGGAGGTCGAACAGGACTCCAGGCTTCTTCTGGCCCTTGATGACGTGTTCGATCTGCGTCAGCGGGGGAAGCACGAAGCGCGAGTCGTCGCCGCCCACGTCGGACGGCTTGCGGATCGCCCGCGCCCAGCTTGTGACCCACCGCCAGAACGCCAGCTCAGCGTGACCCTTGAATCGCCACTTGTGGCTCTGCTCCTGGTCGCGGAGCGCGAAGTTAGTCGGCCGGATCGAGTTGCTGTCGTTCTTGAAGAACCGCGTCAGCATGTCGGTATAGCCGAGGTAGCCGAGGGCTTCGCTGGACGTACCAAGCTCGATATAGTCGTTCGGCGCGGCGGTCGCCGTGCAAAGCAGGCGGTAGGGCACCGTCCGCATGAACGCGGTGATCTCCGCTTTCGTTGCCCCGTCGAAGCTCTTGAGGATTGAGCTCTCATCGCAGACCACCGCCGCGAAGTCGCCGGGCTGGAAGTAGTGCAGTCGCTCGTAGTTGGTGACGACGATCTTCGCGCCGTCGGGGAGTACCCCCGTGGGCGACCGCACCGCCTCGATCCCGAACTTCGCCGCCTCGGCCACGGTCTGACCGGCGACGGCGAGCGGGGTCAGGAGCAGTACCGAGCGGTTGGTGTGGCGCACTACGTTGTCCGCCCACGTCAGTTGCATCAGCGTCTTGCCGAGGCCAGTGTCCGCGAAGATGGCGGCGCGACCCTTCCGCTGCGCCCATCCGATGAGCGACTGCTGGAAGTCGAACGCCTGCGACGGCATCGACACGGGATCAAACCCCGCGTCGGCTCCGTGCTGCGTCTTGAGGTCGATGAATGCTGCGTAGTTATCCATTCCGTCTCCATAGTTAGACAACCCCCACCCCCCTGCTCCAAGCGCGAATCTCCGACCGCCGCCGCCTCCACCTGTCGCCGTGCCGCTCGAGGACGCGGTGGTCCTCCAGCGACCGGCACTCGACCTGCAACTGGTGGACGGTGATGCTCAGCGTGTGCGCGTGCTGCTCCTCGGTCCTGTCGGGGTAGGCGTAGATTTGGGCGGTCACCGCCTGGCGCCGTTGGCAGCGGGTCACTCCGCACCCGCCGGCGGCTGAGTCGGCACCATCCGAGCATCGCGCGTGATCTCCAACGCCCGCTTGTAGGCGCGGACGAGGCCGTCACGCTT